GAGTTGGCACCGGCAGATCCGGTAGCGCCCTGAGAACCTGTAGCGCCTTGTGCGCCTTGAGGTCCTTGAGGACCGGTAGCGCCCTGAGAACCTGTAGCGCCTTGAGGTCCTTGAGGACCGGTAGCGCCCTGAGAACCTGTAGCGCCCTGAGAACCTGTAGCGCCCTGAGAACCTGTAGCGCCTTGAGGTCCTTGAGGACCGGTAGCGCCCTGAGAACCTTGTGCGCCTTGAGGTCCTTGAGGACCGGTGATCGTACTGGCTGCGCCAGTCGCTCCGGTCGGACCTGTCGGTCCCGTTACCGTGGAGTTGGCACCGGTAGCGCCGGTCGGACCTGTCGGTCCAGTAGCGCCTGCAGTGCCAGTGCCTGTAGCGCCGGTCGGACCTGTCGGTCCCGTGACCGTGCTGGCTGCGCCAGTCGTACCTTGAGGTCCAGTCGGACCCGTAGGACCGGTAGGTCCCACAAGAGTGGAAGCGACCTGCTGGAAGGTAGCAATCAATGATGCCGTAGACGGGTGAGTCGGGCTTACCCCAGAGGCGTAGGTGACGATGCTGGTGGTGGCAGCGGAAGTCGCCCACACCAGTTCGACGTATTGGTTTGCCGTCAGGTTCAGTATGAAGTTCCAACCGACAAGGGCGTGACCGTGGACGCTGCCATGCTTGCCGGGGATAGACACCCGCCCAGTCGAACCCACAACGTCTGCACCGTTGAGGCGAATCCACACATCAACGTCGTCGTCAGCGACACCCGAGTTCTCAAACTGACCGGACCATTGAAAGTTGTAGGTGCCCGTGTTGGCGCAAGTGAAGCGCGAACCGGACACGATGCTGAATCCGTTGGCGGCATCGACCGTGTTGAACGTCATCACTGTCGCCGTGTTTGCTGCAGCGGTCTGACTGGTGTAGTCGGAGAATGCACCGTAGTAGCCGGGGGTACCGGTTGCGGGGACCCCTGCTTCGATAGCATTCCATATAGGAGAGTGGTCCGCTGATAGCACCCACATGATCTGTGTACCATCGTTCGATACCGCTACCAGGCTCATGTCCCCTGGGAGGGGAGTCTGGTACAAGCCCCCCACCTGCTCAAGACCAGCCCAGTGAACATCTACCACTTGCTGACCAAGAAGGTCAGGAATCTTTACCTGGGTGATTCCTGTGGTCTGGTTTGCGCTTTGCACGACTGCACGGTGCAGTTCAAAGCCTTTGCGTGAAGTGGCACTAAGTGTAGACATCAGTAGTCCTCTTGACGGGAACCCATTGGTCTGATACTAGCTGAGAAGAAGGGGGGCGAGCAAGGGACTGTACCGAAGCGGGTACTAATTCTGAATTGATGTTCCTTACAACACGAAGCTCAGTAAGAAATGCGCTGGAGTGGAGCTTGTGCTTTACGGACTGCACGTACCACAAACCGTCTGTTTCGTCAGTGTCGTACGAGTCGATCTCAACGATGCCCCCAGGCTTACAACCAGGAATCCCCATAACAACAAGGTCAGCAGTGTAGTCGTAGGTCGCCTTACTCTCTACGTCGATAGCACGCTTGGCCTGCTGGTAGGTGTCGACACTGTCACGAAGCCTGTTACTAAACCGTGCTGGCTTGGTGAGTCCTTTGAGCTTTCCAAGAGAGACTTCGTAAACAGTGTTGTCATCCTGGTGGACTGTGATCGTCGTGTCCTTGTACACGCCATCAGGGTGGTGCTCGCCCATAGTGACGGATATGTTAGCGATCTGCCCAGGCTGCGCAGCGACCCCAGCCCGTATCTGCTTGGAAGTCCTGAGCCGGTTGTAGCTAATCCTGCGGGAGTAAGCCTTGTAAGGGTCAAACACGTGGAGGTGAGTACCGTGCATGGTCGTGTCATAACCAAGAGTGGTGGCGTACTTGATAACAAACTGCCAATCAGACTCGTTGTCCTGCAGCATCGGGTCAAGTACGATGGGGTCAAACGGAATGGCAGCGCTGAACTTGTACTTCAAAGCAAACGACAGTACAACGTCAGACAGCTTGCGGTGCTTCCACACACGACTGGTACCACCGCGCATCTCGTACGAAGTACCCAAGCAGATAAGACGAGCGTCTTGGAAAGGGCTGCCGTTGACTGTACCGCCTGAGGCGATGTTGGTTACCTGGGTGTCGATGACGTAACCGAAGAACTCTTGGTAGTAGCCAGCACCTAGATCCATTGAGCAGAATACGGGGCGGTTTCGATACTCAAGCAGTGCCCTAGGAGGGATGCCAGACAGACGGATCATGAGCATGTCGTGCATGTTGACTTCAAGGCTCATCTCTACTTCATTGATCGCCAGGTAGTCGACTGGAACTCCGTTGATAGAGATGTTCAGTGTGGGGGACAGCCCTACCGCTTGCTTACTGATCATAGAGGCAACCTCAGCACTGTGCCTACAGAGATGTCAAGAGGAAACTTGACTTGAGGGTTGAGGTCTGCAATTTCCCAATACCTAAGCGGGTTGCCAAGTACACGGGTAGCAAGGCTTTCTAGGGTGTCACCCGCCTTCACTGTGTAAATGTTGTAGTTGCGAGACTTGATAGAGTCCCTAAAAGCAAGCTGTCCACCAGTTGACACAGTGTAACGGGAGAGTGGGTCGTAGAAGGCCATGATCAGCTCTTAGCAACTGTGGTGCTGTTAGCAGGAACGAAGGTGTTACCCGTACCGTCATTCCTGTTGGGCTTAGTAGCAGGGTTGTCCGCAGGCACCTTTGCCGTATCAACTTGTTGCTTAGGCCAAACCAGCGTAACGTAATCTTCGGTATTTATCTCGCTGTTTCCAGGTTCAATGACAACATAGGAGTTACCCTTACCAGTGACCGTAGCACCTGCAGAGGTTGCAGACATGGTCGCGTGTGCGTGATAGACATAGTACTTATCAGTGTTATACACGGCTGTAGTCTTAGTTGCATTATTCAGATTGCTGTGGCACCCGTCTGTCAGCCCAATCCACTCACTGGCGCTAGTAGCGGTGGTCTGATCACCATCGGAGGAAGAGAGGGACGCTGCCAAGCATGTCTTTTTACCCTTTACCGCAGGTGCAAGGAGCGCTGCTTGAATAGCAGAATCGCTGGTAGCGGACCAGGAATCAAAGGGTCCATAAATCTCAAATCCAGCGTCAAGTGAAACGGTTACGGATGTACCACCGTCCATAAGTTTCCACAAAGGATCTGCACTGTTACCTGATTCATTGGCAGGAGACACAGAGCAGATAATACCAACAAAAGAAGGAGTGAGTCCTAGAAGCTGTCCTATAGTATGATCGCTCTCCATTGAAATGGAGGAACCGTCAGTCTTGGCTGCCCTCACCATAACTTTAAATGCAGAGCCAGATACAGCAGCAAGAAGTGCATTGTTGTCAGAAACGGCTTGGGCAGCTTCTTCTGCTTTTATCTTTTCACGCTGCTCAAGAACATCTGTAAAGAATGTTTTCTTCTTAGAGAAACCAATGTACTTAGCTTCCATAGTGAGGGTAACCGAGCACTGCATAGGAACCAGTGCAGAGCTAAACTTAGTGAACACTACCGAGGTGTTCTGAACAAGCCCCTCAACGACGAACAGACTAGAGAAAACAATACGAACTGGAACTGGAAGTAGAAACGCTGAGTTACCAATGTTCAAGTCCAGAAAGTTAGTAGCAGCATCGTTATCAAGGTTTGCGAGAGCCTTGTCCATATCTTTAGTAACGTCAGAATCTTTCAGTGACGCTTCTGCCGTGATCGTGTCCCTTAGAATCTTTTCAACGTAGTCACGCTGTGCGGAGCCAAATCCCTGCCCGATAGCTCCGTAGAGTGCACCAATGTCACGAAGCACGCCGACCTGTCCTGGGGAGTTCTCGTTCCATAGATCGGGCTGTACGCCCTGTCCATTCTTTCCGAAAAGCCTTGTCTTAAACTTCCCGTCGTCGTTGTTAACCTCCATAGAGCGATCAAACAGCAGAGTAAATGCAAAGTTCTGAGACGATGGGATAGCGTTGGCGAATTGGCCAACGTCCTGCTGCATAATATTGAGCATGCCGGAAGCCATACTCACGGAGGTCTGTAGCGTAGTCGGATTAAACTGAAAGTTGCACTTACGAGTGCCGAACTTCACTGCATCTTCGCTGGAAACGAGTGTGCGAAGGTAACCGCGCTTAAGTACAGAGTTCTTACCCTTACCCGTACGGATGGTTTTGTCTGGGTAGACAAACGGTGGGTTGTCACCCTTTAGGGCTGCGCTCTCACCCTGAAGTCTGAAGAACTGATCGTTATGGTAGCCCTTACCCGACATCATGCACCTCGCAACTCAAGAGTACGTACGTTCTGTTCAATCAAAGCAGTTACTTCCTGTGCGATCTTCTTGAGGTCGTTAGATTGTGGGGTACCCACAAATGTGATGTTGGGGGACACGCTGATCTGGTAAGTAGGACTTACGCTAATAGCGCCCGCACCTGCGGAGGACGGCATGCGACGCTCGCCAGTTGGGTCACCAGACCGCTCAATAGCGGTAGCCGCAGTGCGGGCCGCAGCCTGATACTTCTCAGTTCGATACATCTCATTACCCTGGCCGTCCCAACCATTATCGTCAGCGGTACCAGCAACGTGGTCCCTTCCGACCGCAGAAGCTCTCCAGGGGGCGAAACCGCCACGCTCCCAGAGCAGCCGTGCACCCCGTGCATTCATCTTTGGATCGAACATGTCAGAAGCGCCCTTAACTCCCAAAGCGCTCTGCATAGTCTTACCGTTAGCTGACCAGTTAATCTGCCACAATCCGCGGTCAGAAGTGTTCGGGTTCTTACTAGAAGGATTCCACCCAGATTCACGGCCAGCGATGGCAATCATCTTGTAGAGGTCTTCTCCACGGAAACCCACATCATACGCAAGGCGAGCGGCAAGCTCCGCTCCCTGCAGGTTTCCAACATCAGATCCCGTGGTAACCGGCGTGTCTCCAATTGTGCTAGAGCCACTCTTCGCAGAGTCAGTCTGCGTAAAAGTAGGTCCACCGGCTCCCAGCAGTCGTCCAGTGTCTGACTGCATGGAAGAAATGATGTCACTGATGGTAAGTCCTGAGTAGTCGCGCAACGCAGAAAATGGGAGAGCCTTACCGTCCCCACCGACAGCAGTCTCCATGGAGTCTGGGTTGAGGGTATCGTTAACAGCGTTACCGCTGTCAGATCCACTAGAAATGCCCATACTCTTTTCGTACGCACGACGAGAACCAGGAAGCTCAGCAGGCTGCACGTGCCACGGCTCGCTGTTTACATCGTAGAACGAACGAAGACCAAACTTACTAGCATTTTCCTTAATCCAGTTCATGTCACCAACAAGGTCGGCGGCGAGTCCAATTTCGTGCATGGACCTACCAGGGGGCGCTGCCGCGGCACCTGACACATGCTCCCAGTAGGAACCATCCCACTCAACGTCTGTCTTTTTAGAAGTCCTGCGGTATCGCTCAAGAAACATCTTTCTCTGCTGATCCTCAGAACGCCCACCACCACCAATGCCGATGTTTGGATTAGCACGAAACATGTTCATAAGCCTTGACTGCATCTTTGGATCAAGACTTTTGAACTGTTCCTTGTTCTTTAGCTCACTCAAAGGAACACGGGCACCGTTGTACCCGTACGGGACCATGATGTTTGCGTCACTACCGCCACTAGTCTTTGTGTTGGCTCCAGTTCCAGTGCTTTTATTGTCAGCATCAGTAGGGTCACCAGAACCAGAAAGAACTGCTCCCGCCCCCATAATCCCAATGCCAACAGCCGGGTTAATGAACGCAGTGGCAGCACCAACCATCTTAGCGACGTTGCCGATGCCCTTCATCCACCCGCCACCACTCACGCGGGCACCCACTAGCGCAGAGATACCAGACTCAATCTTCTCAAGAAGCTTGACCATTTCCTGGTTGTACTTTTCGTTGGTAGCCAGGTTGTCTAGTTGTCGACGGGAGAAGTTCTCGTCGCGAACCTGCCGTAGCCGATCAGTTTCCTCTGCCTGGGTAGCGTAGTTTTCCTCAATACCCATCTTCTTACGATCATCCTTCTTGGAAGGATCGTACATGCCCTTGCCGCCCTTCTGTTTGAAGGTAAGGTTTTCATTAGCGTAGGTAAGAATCTCGTCCTGCATCTCACTGGAGATGCCAGCATCTGCCATGCGAGCGCGCGTAACAGAGCCTGGACCCTTCGCACCCTTCAGCACACTAGCGTTGGTCAGGCCCATAGACTGCACAATCTGCTGGCGCATCTTCATAGGGTCGTTCAGCCCACCGTTGAAGCTGTAAGCGTTCGTTCCAGTCATGTACAGCATGCGGTTAGCGACGTTAGGGTCCATCAAGGACATCTGGTCGTTGACTACGTCCTGACCCGTCTTGGAGTAACCAGTGATAGCGCGGATGCCTGCCAGTGAGTTAGCCATCTGCGGAGTAGCTTGATAGCCAGTCTTCTGCTGGAAGCCCATCATGGCGTTAATGCCGTCTGGACCCATACGGTAGTTAGCCAGAGGCTTACGCATCTGGTTCATTACTTGGTTCTGTGACAGCCCGTACTGCTGCTGCATCACCACGTTGTAGCGGTCGGTAGTTAGGGCGTAGTTAGCGCCCCTTTCAATGCGGCTGTCCAGTGCACCCATAGCCTGGGAAGCGACCTGCATGGCTGCATTTGCAGCGAACATCCCAGGAGTGCCACCGCCTCCCTTAGAGAACATGCCCATTGCACCATTGGCGCTACTACCAGCAGCAGTACCACCGGGCTGCAAAGACCCTGGGGCGTTGTTGGGAACAGGCATGTACCCACCGGAAGTGGCCTTGCCACCGCCCTTGGGCAGCATCCACTTGGCAAGCCCCCTGCCGACACCGTCAACGAGGTTCTGCAGGACCTTCATGTCAGAGATCACTGCCTTGATCTGCTGAGTGTCAAACTTTAGACCGGCTTTAGCAGAGGCCAAAAGACCAGTATGGTTGCCGCCTACACGACCGCTGCTACTGCCTGGGCGGGGCGGTGGGGGCGGGGGCGGGGGGCCTGAGCTTTGAAAGGGATCGTAATTGGTCATGCTGCGCTCACCTCCTGTTACTTGCGCCACGCTGCCATGCGGAACCAGTAGTCCCTATGGCGAAAAGACATTGCTTTGATCTCTGTAAGAGAGAATCCCTGGTACACGGAGGCTATCAGATCGTATTCCCAATAAAGATGACTTAGATTAACCGAATAAAAGGCTGACCCAGTCCATAGCCATCGGCATCGGTTCGCCGCATGAAGAGCACTGAGTTTCCACCTCTTCCAGGTCTGGGCCTAGCTTAACCGCTAGAAGCGCGTTAACGAGCTTGCGTCGATCACCGATGTTCAAGCTCTTTGCCCAGATAACACGGTCTTCTGGCTCTTCGCCATCTTCAAACACGGCGCACCGAGAGAGCATGGCTGTATTGATCTCTGCGTCTGTCTTTGCCTTCTTCTGCGACTCAACGGTGTCTTCACCATTGGGAAGCCGAAGCTGAACCACACCCTTAGAGGTAGTAACCTTCATGGTGTCTCGCAGATCGAACGATGCCCTCCGAATGGGAAAGTCCTCGTCTAGATCGATCTGTACGTCATTGCTTTCTGAACAGTGGGGGCAACGTACACGGAGGTCACGATTGATGCCGTAAGTAGCACGAACCACACCAAGGAACAGCATGTCACGATCAGCAAGAATCAGCTTGTTCATGATGCCTGGAAGCTTCTTCACTTCCAGTGTTCCAATGTGAGTCACTGCTCGCTCTAGCAGAGCGTTCATGTACTCCGTGTACGTGATGTCCTTCTTGGTTTCCAGAGTAGCAAGTGCCTCTTCGTCTTCGCCTGTTAGCTCTTTGACCTTGGCTACTGTGTGCCAAGTCTCTGAGCCATCGTCCTTCTTCTCACCAAGGCCACGCAACAGTTCAATCTCTGTTGGTAGTCCTGAAATGAGAGTGGGGCGAGGATCTGACGTTGCGGTAACTGCTGAGTTGATGGTGTCTACGTCTGAGCCGGTGCTCATGTGGTTCTCCTGATTAGGGTATTGCTAGTAAAGAAACTTAGGCCAACTTGCTAAGAGTAGTCTCGCTGATGCTGCCTGTCGGGGAGCCAGACCATAGGACACGGAAACCTTCGTGGTTAACGACTAGCTGCTGAATCATGATACTAGAGTCACCAGCGTTTAGGTCGGTCATGCTCCAGCTTCCCGGCCAGCAGTTGTACAGCTTGTAACCCAGCTTGGCTGCCCCTTGAGGGGTGGGGGCCGTAGTGGTACTACCGGGTGTAGCGTATGCGCCGCTGGATACCGGGTGGTCGTAGACTGCCACGGTGATGTCACAGCGGTAGTCGTTCTTACCAGAAGTGGAACCACCAGCACCAGCCGCTCCCTGGCTCCAAGAGTGGAGGAAGGTCTGCCACTGGTACAGGTCATCTTCGTGAGCGAACACGCCCTTGCTGAAGGTCACGGGGCCGTAGTCCGACTGACCAATCATCTTGTGCGGGTGGGTGTTCATGCCACCCTCACGATAGGCGATGAGTTCGTTCTGCACGCTGATACCAGAGACAACGGCAAAGCCGAGGTTACCGATAGTGGTACCAACATGGGTACCAAGCGTGCCAGAAGGCTGGATCTTAACCCTGAACTTAAAGTTGCGTAGCGGGTCTGTAGTTGAGGAACGAGCCATGAGAGTTATCTCCTTGATGGGTTAGAGTGTTTCCACGGTGTTGCTGCCGCCAGTCCACTGGCTGACATCGATGACGATGAACTCAGCGGGCGTGAGCAGCGCTACGCCAACCTGAATATTGACTTGCCCGTTGTCCATGGACACCGAGGAGTTGTTCGTGGAATCGCAAACCACGTAGAACGCATCACTAGAGCGGTTACCCTTAAGTGCCCCACTCCTCCAAAGCTCATTAAGGAATCCTGAGATCGTGAGGTTCAGAGTATTCCAAAGGTTTTGGTCGTTCGGCTCAAACACTGCAAACCGGGTCAGTGCCTTCAAGTTGTACTTGACGTGGTTCAGAGTACGACGAACACTGATGTGCTTGTCGGGAGTAGCCTTCGTCATGGTACGGGCACCGTACACCGTGATGCCACCACCAGGAACAACCTTGAACGAGTTTGCCTGGGGGCGCTGGGCGGGAACGCCGTTGGCATCAACACCAGAATACAGCCTTCCGATCTGATCATCGGTCAGGTTTACCGACAGGCCGAGCGCTCCACGAATGTCAGCGGCGTAGCCAGCAGGAGCCTTAGCGACTGTGCGCTCCGTCTCCGTGCGCACGATGAGGCCACAGATAGCACCACCAGGATAGGTGGTACGGACAGCGCCAGGTCCAGACTTAGCCGGATCAACCATCTTCAGCATGGGGGTGTACAGCGCAATGTAGTTCTGAGGTGTCACCGAGTTGAGGTTAGCCACTGTCGTCTCCAACGTCGTGTAGTCAGCGTCACCAAGCACCGGGTCAACGATGAGGATGGAGTCACCACGATCCTTTGCCTTTGTACCAAAGGCAGTCACGATGGTGGTCGATGCCTTTCCAACCACGTTGAGGACCAAAGGACCATCGATGATGTCAATGGTGTCCTTGAACAGCGGGTAGTCCGTGTCGGGGGCGATGGTACCGTCTGAGCCACCTGTGAAGGTGCGTGCCCCAGTGAGCCAGTCCTCTGATGCGCTAGTGGAGGCAGTGGAGATGGACGACACACCAGAGGTGCTGGTGACGTTTACGTACTTGCTGTAGGTGTTGATAACAGCGGGGGCGTAACGGCTTCCGTTCGCATCGCGGGTTAGCTCCGTCCAGCGCTCTACTTCTACACCATTGTTAAACACAACAAGAGCGAACGTGCCGTACGTGGAACCGGTACCGGGAATGTTACCCTTAGCGATGCTAACAGTGACGTTGTTGCCCCAAGCACCCTTAGAAGTGGATGTCAGACTAAACAGCGACGCAGATCCACCGCCAGAGCCGTTTGGGTAGAAGGGTACATTGGCACACGTTGCGGCAGAGGCAGCGGCAGCGACCACGCGTACTACGTAGCAGTCGCGACCACCATTGGCGAAGTAGTGGTATACAGCGTAACCGAGGTCCGACGAGTTGGTGAGATCACCGTACGTGTTCTTGTAGGTCGGCCAGTCCTGAATGAGGGTGGCCGTCGTGGGGCCGCGACTGGCCTCACCAAAGAACACTGCTGCAGTACCACTGGCAGTTGTCTGCGTAAGAGGGGCGAGTGCAGACTCTGTGACGTAAACGCCAGGAGTTGTGTATGTAGGCATTTAGAAGTCCTCCGTAAATGTGGGAAGTGAATCGGGGTAGTCCGAGTAGTAATTGTTTAGAGTTCCATTCACATCAAGAACTCGTTGTACTTCTTCAAAATCAGACTGTGGTATCTCTGCGTTGATACGCACGGTAAGCACTTTACGAAAAGTGCGCTTCTTATAGCCAGTTTCCTGGTCAAGAACGTCGGCTTGCCGCCAGTCTAGTAGATCGCAACGACGGATGGTGCCGTCTTCGGGGATCTCAATAAAGCCTCTACGCATAGGAAATACCCTGCGAAGGAGGAGCATGGTCAGCTGTCGGTCATGCCGCTGACTACGGCAGTACGTGGTGATCTGATAGGTAAGGTCGACAGCCACAAACTGGTCTGTGGTGAGGTACGCATTGAGTCCAACCTTGGTATCCATATCTGCCTGAGTGAACTCAGATGGATAGTAATCCATGTTCCTCAATCCCAGACTGGCACCACTATTGGATCGGGTGTAGTAGTGCGTCACTTCGCTGTTCTGACGGTAAGGATCAAAGGCAATATCCAACAGATCAATAGTGATAAATGGATATACCTTTTCCGTCTCCCCCTCAGGGAACCTAAAGAACACCTGCACAGGGCGCGCTACGTTACGGTCGTCAGAAAGGACAAGCTCACTGAGACGGGCCTTTAGGGCAGCGTCCTCTGCGAGGGTGAAGCCGGGGTTACTCACCGAAGCTACCACTCATCGTAGAAGAGACAATCTTTGCTAGAAGGGGGGCCTGACGGATGGCCGTCTTACGGAGAAACCCGGTAGGAGTGCGCTCCTTGTCACCATACTCTAGGTGGTTAACCTGGAGCATCACTGACGGGTGCGATGAGTACACGAAGCCATCACCGTCCCACTCTACGGTGAGGTAGGGGGCGACCTCTTTCCAATCATCAGCTTTGAGAGCGGTCTTGATAAGGTCAGCCTTTGCAAACACCAAAGCGCTGTTGATTGCGTCCTCAATGATGGAGTCGATGGAGTCGACGTAGTCGTCAACCATCTGCTGGTATGTCCAGGTGCCCGTTACGAATGGGCCTGCAGAACTACTTGGGGTTGCGTGAATAGGTTGTGCGGACACGCGTCCTCCCAACGTAGTTCTAGGCGTTAATGTGGCGATCTAGCTGTAACCACCGCTCAGCGGTTACAGCTAGTATCATACACTAACTGCGGGGAACGTGTTGGGCCAGGGAAGGTCCAATGCTGCAAGAGTCGGGGGACCTGGGTCGAAGGGGAACTCCTGGTCGACAAAGATCTCAAAGCCGCGGACAGCGACGATGACCTCACTTGGAAGTCGCCCCCTTACCCTGTACTCCCATACCTTGTAGTACTTCTCGTCGTAGAAGATGATGTCATTAAGGTGCCGTTTGAACTCTGCTGGGTCTGATAGACCAGCAAGCTCCAGGTCCTTGAACAGGATGGTGACTGCCAAGTTCTGGAGGGGCTGACGACCGTCGTCCTGCAGGGTGAACTGGTCCTCAAACTCTTCTACGTAGATCGTAGGAATGGCAAGCCCACCTGAGTACCTGCGGCCCTGTGAGCCAGGTCCCCCCTCGTCATACACATCATCAAACGTAGTCGGTTCAGAGAACAGAGCGTTAGAAGGAAACAAGCTAGAAGGGTAGATCGGTGCGTTCTCATCGTACTCAAACCAGTAGACAACTTCACCGGCTTCACGGTTGTGCTGCCTGACGTGCTTGTTGATGAGGCTCAGTTCTTTGCGACTATCCATGCATCACATCCTAGTACAGAGGCGGTGTCCGGTTAGTCAGGACTGCGAGTCCTGCACAAACTGCTGCAGTTCAGACAAAAATGGAATTGCGTATTCCCAAAACTGAGAGGTTGCGTAGGCTCTTACTTCATCGTCTTGGGGGGCGTAGGACATTGCAACTGAGGCCCACATCACAGCATGTTCAAAGTCACTGATTTTCTCTGAGTGAAGTAGCAGACTGTCGTACTCTTCTTGTGAGATATCCACGTACTCGTCCATGAATCACCTGTTGTTGTAGTGGTCGTACGACACAGTCTGTGTCGGTAGCTTACTCATTACGGTCACATCACGTACATCGCTTACGTTACCGGCGCTGGCGACTGTCAGGGAATACAGACCTACTGGAACTGTAGAAGGAACCTCAACAGTGCAGGTACTAGAACGCATTGGCTTAATACCTCTGTACGAGTAGTTGGTGGTGGGGCAGAAGTAGACTTTGCCATCTATTTTGTTCTTCAGCATCGCAATCGGATGGTTGCACACTAACGGCATCTCATCACCGTATTGAGCACCAACATGAATGCCATGCAACTGACGACCACTAAGTTGATAGTAAGATCCTTGTGTTACTTTAGAAGGGAAATAATCAAGTACAGGCTTTGCTGATTGGTCTGCTGGTGATGTGTCATCCCACAACCACATACCTCTATTAGATACAACTAAAACTTGTCCTGTAGGTAGTAGTACAAAGTAAGGAGAGGTTCCAGCACCGTTAGAAATTACGAACGAGAAGTTCCTAGTGCTTCCATCAGTACAAGTAACTAAGCCAGGAGTCTCCACGGGAGTTGGATTGTCTATACCATTCCACGTCATTACCCTACTGAAGACATTGGAGGTACCTGCTGAAGGGTAGGTAGTACCTGCAACGTAGAAAAGGTTGCCAGAAGGCAAAATACACAATCCACCTTCTAGAACATAATCTTTAGTCAAAACGCTTGAGATAAACGCTCCTGTGGGAATTACGGTGGTCAAATCCCCTAATCCATTATATTCGATATCTGATGACGTTTTTAGACCAGAAATAGTGTACGTCGCACCAACAGTAACAGTTGCAGGAGCAGTTGGGATAGTTCCTGCAGTTCCTACTAGCATGCACCACTTACCGTTAGGTAATGGAATGTAAACACGCTTGCTCGCACCAATCCATTGAGAACTTAAACTACCAGTCAAATACACCGTACCGCTGTTGATGATGTCTTGAGCTGTCTGTCCTGCATGACGACTGTCTAGCGTTAGAGGTGCTCCTGGCGGTGAGTAGGCATGTGGAGCAACGTGCTTAACCTCAACCACAGAAGGAGCATTGACTGGGTCGTATTGAAATACTTCTCCAAGCTCACCTCCAATAGTAACTATCTTGCCAACCTTGGGCATGTAAACCTGACCGCACACTTCGTGATCAACGGTGGAAACGCCTGCATAAGAAGGACCTGAAGCACTGTACATCCAGCTAGTAGAGGCATTAGTAGAAGCAGTGATACCAGTCCTATTGAATACAGAACCATTACCTGCATAAGAACCCTCAGCCACTAAAGATGCAGAATACGCTGGACGAAGTTCTGAAGCAGAGTAGGGTGGAAATCTAGGACCAGAATCACCAGTGGGCAATGAAATGACTCTACCGTCAGGCATAAGAGCCGCTGGGGACTCGCTACCAGACAAGCTTTCACCGTACCAAGTATCTACGGTTAAAAAGGTAGAGTCAGAAAGGATACGTGTCCCTGTGAGTCCCCTCATCAATCCCCAAGTGTTGTCGTCTAGAGGCTGAAAGGTGCCTCGCCCTTGGTGAGGCCAAGCACCGTCATAACTTGTGATAGCACTAGTTTTAGGATTCCAAACAACAATACGCTGCTCTCCGGTAGTCGCTGGGTGCCCGCCCATAGAAGCGATTCGACCATCTCTGGAGAGAATCATCGCACCACCAAGTTGGGTGAATCCGGTGTCCTGCCAAGCGCTCCAAGATCCGTTCTCGTACCTGCCAAACTCGTCGGGCGAGTACACCGACCACCAGTTGTTGTTGTTAACACTTCCATCACTTAATGCGATCAGAATACGACCATCATTAGTAAGCTGCGCACCGAAGTGTAAAGAACCCAAGGAGGTGCTAGTAGCATAGTAGTTATTAAATGGAGATGGAAATGGGGGAAGAAGTGTCCAACTCACTGTTGAGTAACCTCATTGATACTAGCGAAATACAGAATAGTCAAGTCCATGGTTAGTCTTTCTGCTTCGTGCCAGAAATGGTGAAAAGCGTAATCGACAAGAGACTGTGGGTGTTCGGCAGTAGAAAGTCCAACAGCAGCCCACACAATAGATTCCGATAGCCACTTAATCCGCTCTCTAGCGGCTTTGAGATCTCGGTACTCTTGAACTGATAGTTGTACGGTGCCAGTGTCCACAGTCTTACTTTACAGCAATCGTGAGAGCATCCCACGCAGTGGGCTTTGGAGAAGTAATTGACCACGTCTTGACACTAGTAGTACCAGCAGAAGTGAGTGCTTGTCTGGCTGCGCCGTAGTTCCAACCGGCACCTAGAGTACCAGCATTAGCATAGTTATTAGCATATCGCTGGAGTGTCATACCTGTAGGAGCGCTCACAGCCAATGTACCTGTCCTGTACCAGTGGGCGATACTTAGAAGAAGATCATTGACATTAGGAGAGACTGTAGTGATGGTCGGACTTGATGGATCAGTGCCGGGGGTGATGGGAGTATTCAAAGTGCTACCAACGATGTCTACAGAAGAAGCATTACGGATTGCCCACAAGTTGACAACACCTTCCCAGTTGGAGCTTCCTCCAAACACGTAACGTGTATCTGATGTAGCAGAACCGCTGCTACCTGCAGCAATCTTAGTGTAAATACGGTAGGTATTCAAAGTGTTACTGACTAGGTCAGAACCAAACTGAGTGAACGATCCACCTGCTTCAGATGAAGGAACATACAAAGTCACACCTGTGTCGAACACGTTTGGACACGAAAGCACAGCAACGATCAGATCGCCACCCTGAGGGATATCTGTAGTGGAGCCTGAACTAATAAAGTCAGTTGCACCAGCATTGTTTACATTAACGAATGCAGAGTTAGGGGAAGGAGTTGTCTTTTCCACAAAAGCAAACGATTTGTACAGTGGGGCAGGTGCTGAGGCAGACGGAACCACACCTGAACTAGTAACGGGAAGGCCGTCTCCACCCGCAGTTTGTGCGATTACTTGAAAATCGTATGACGTGCCATTGATAAGACTACTAGGGTTGTTGTAGTCGTAGAGAGTGGCCGTATATGTAAAAGTAGAACCTGTTACAGCAGTAATCACTGTCCAAGGATCTGAACTCACATTAGAGGACAACTTGCCCTTTACTAAGTAGGTGAGTACAGAAGAGGCACCACCCAGATTTGTGGGTGCAGTCCAGTTGAGAACTACAGAGTTGTTTGCTGGACTAGCTGTAAGAGAAGATGGAGCGGTCGGTACCGTTACAGGTGTAGTTGTGGCAATATTACTTGCCAAACCAGTTCCTACAGAAGAGATAGCAGACACTCTGAAGTCGTAGCTTGTACCAATAGTGAGAAGTGTGGATCCATTCAACGTAGTTACTGGAGTGGGTAGGCTGGCTACGTTTGCAAGAGCAGTCGTCCACACGCTTGCGCCTGAGGACTTTGCTTCTACCTTATATCCGGTGATTGGGGATGCGTTTGAGGCGGGTGGTGACATACTCAGGTTGACGCTGCCTGTTGCCGTACCATTACTGATACCCGTAGAACTACGTGCAGTAAGGTCTGTTCCAGCACTTGGGGGGCCGATCAGTAGGCTGCGAGTTCCAAGTAGCGTGACCTTCAAAGCGCGAGCAGTAGTTCCTGTGTAACCAGAAACGATTTGAAACTGAAGCTCTTCATCGTCTTGGATGTTTACGCGACTGGAGTTGAGAGCGCCTGCGGAAGCTGCCATAGAGATACTGGATTTACTGGTAGCTGGGATGTACGGCAAGGTACTGAAGATCGACACTCCATCACCGTTTTTGATGTCAATAAAGATGTTGTTTGCAGCACCAGCCACCTCGGCGGTATCCACACTCATGCGGATACCGGATACAGTGAAAGGCCATAACGCTCGCACGCGTGCCTTGGTAACAGAAGATCCACTGCTATTTGAAAACGCAGTCGTGGTGTCAGACATCGCTACACCAATAGCAATTGGGAATGACTGGTCAATACTAGAGGTTCCTGTGGGGCCGGTAGGGCCTGTGGTGCCTGTCGGTCCAGTGACGTTGGAAGCTGCACCGGTAGCGCCGGTCGGACCTGTCGGTCCCGTGACCGTGGAGTTGGCACCGGTAGCTCCAGTGGGACCTGTCGGTCCAGTAGCACCTTGAGGACCGGTAACAGCACTGGCTGCGCCAGTCGCTCCAGTGGGACCTGTCGGTCCAGTAGATCCCTGAAGACCTTGAGGACCGGTGATCGTACTGGCTGCGCCAGTCGCTCCAGTGGGACCTGTCGGTCCAGTAGATCCCACAGGTCCCTGTGCACCGGTAGCTGTTGCTGATCCTGCAATCCCTTGCAAACCGGTAGGTCCTTGAGGTCCGGTAGCACCGGTAGGACCTGTAGCACCCTGAGGACCTGTAGCACCGTTTGTACCGACAGTACCATTGGTGCCTGCGGCACCCTGTGGACCGGTAGGACCTGTAGCACCCTGAGGACCTGTAGCACCGTTTGTACCGACAGTACCATTGGTGCCTGCGGCACCCTGTGGACCGGTAGGACCCACTGCTCCTTGAAGTCCTTGAGGTCCGGTGGCTCCCTGTAAACCGTTACTACCGGCAGGTCCAGTAGCACCGGTAGCTGTTGCTGACCCAGGAATGCCCTGCGGACCAGTAGATCCTACTGCTCCAGTTGGGCCTGTAGGTCCAACATATCCTTGAATACCTCCAGGTCCCTTAGGACCAGTAGGACCGGTAGGACCAGGGACTCCAGTTTGCGCTGCAATCGATGTATTGTAAATACCATCTTCCATGTGGTTGAGGCGCTCTGCATTAAGCGGGGTGCCGCCAGCGCTGAAGTCAACCCAAGTCTGCTTAGCGTAGGTCATAGTTCACTTCCTCAGTAATATCCGGTATTGCTCAAGTAGTCGGGGGGCGGCTCTCCATCCACAAACACATCGTCACGCAGCGGATCGTCCCTGACTTCCAAATCGATAATACCGTAAGGAATCTCTGGCCATAGGCGTTCGATGGGGGCATAGTCCCCGACTTCTCGTTCACGGTAGAGCGGGACAAGCCTGTTGGTGGTCCTGGACACCCGACGAAGGTTGAGTACTTCAAGACGCTCTAGACCGATGTTCAGTGCGTGAGCACGCTTATTGTACTCCTCTGTCCACTGCGAGAGCAGGCTGGACACCATGCGATAACGCTGCGATGCGATGATATGCACAGACTCAGAGGTGATTACGTCGATGTCGCGGCTGTACTCAGACAGCAGTCCCCACAGAGCTTGGATCAGAGCGTGGATTGCTACTACGTCAGCTACAGCGGGGGCCATGTCTACAAGCTCAATACGCAGGTTATGAGTATTGAGGTTGATAGCCATATCAGCGTAAAACGACATATCAGAGGGGAGTAGCCACTCGTAGTAGTAGCCCTCCACCATGATCTGGGATGTGCTGGGGAGCGAGCTAAGACGAAGTAGGCCGTTGCGGTCGTCAAGTGCATACTGGGATTTAGAGACAACGCCTACCGAGGCAGCGCCTACCGAGGCAGCGTTGGAAGAGGGAACATAGCCAACCCAAAGAGAGGAGCTATCCACATTGGGCTTGCCAAGCTCGTAGGTGCGCCCTGAGGGGGTAAAGGCCACCTGAAAGAACTTGGGAAAGTCCCGCAAATAGGTACGAGCGATAGTGATGATCTCGTCTTTGGTAGTCACAGGCTGGCCCTCCTTTCCTTACGAGTTTACACTCCTGTACCATTCCATGTTGGCCTGAAGGCGGGGGTCGTGGGGGTCCATAAGGCAGGCTTGCGTACCCCACTCCAGGGCCTTGCGCCCCAGCCCTAGACGGAAGGCGGCGATGGCTGCGTAATCATAAGGAGCATGTCCCCAGGACTCTGCCTCATTGATGTAGGTGATGGGGCGCTCAACGATGCTTAGGCACCTTTCGGCAGCAGCCAAGCACGATGTCCAATCCGCTCTGCGGTAGTAAAGGTTGGCCAGGTCTAACCACGGTTCCCGAATCCCCGGTTCCTCCGCAGCGGCACGTAAGAGCCACGTTTCTTCGTCGTGAGGGATGCACTTGGCGAGCATCCTCATAGACTTCGCCCGCTCTGCTGCCCATAAGGCTTTTGGGAGGCTAAGGTGCCTTTTAAGCTCAAGAGCAGCCTTGTCGTTCATGCCCCTGTAAAAGTACTCGCGACCTAAGTAGTGGGAGTTTCTGTCGTCTTCTGGGTCCTCCGCGACGGCGAGTTCCAGTAGGGGGAGATACTGCCC